CGTGGAACGGCTCTACGGCATCGCTGATTTTCAACGGTTTATTTTTTACTTCCGCGAGTGTCGCTACTTCAACTGCATTTGCGATTTCAGTCATCGGCCAACAGGTCAGTCAGTTTTTGCTCGCTCAGCTCGACGACGTTACCGTTTTCAACACCGCCCTCACCGCCAACGAAGTCCGTTTTATTTACGAGCATGGCCGGGGCGGTGGACTGCTCATGCAACCGCCAAGCAGACGCAGTGTCGCTGCGATCATTGCCGCTTTGGTGCTCGCTTGCGAAACAGGCAACTACAGCCTGACGGGTCAAGCAGCAGGCTTGTTCGCGAGTCGCCTGCTTGCTGCCGATCAAGCTGAATACATCCTCTCTGGCAACGCGGCCAACATTACCGCAAGCCGCCTGCTCTCGGCCGATCCTGCATCGTACACGGCGACCGGAAACGATGCTGCGACGATCTGCGCGAGACTGCTCGACGGCGGAGCTGCGGCCTACGCTCTGACTGGCACCGATGCTGGACTCATTGCGAATCGAAAGCTCACGGCGGACCAAGCGGTCTGTTTCCTGGCTGGCAACAATGCCGAGCTGCTGCGATCGCTCAAGCTTAATGCTGGCTCGATGGCGTTGCAACTCGACAACTTTGCCGCGTCGCTGTTGGCTGATCGCAAGATCTCCGCCGACGGTGCCCAGTACATCCTAGTCGTCTCCGATGCAAACCTCACCGGCTCTGCGTCTGGAGTCGCCCCCTATTACTACCTGTTCATGATGCGAGGACCTCAGTAAATGGCCACCTTCAACAAGTTCCAATCGTTCGCCAAAAACGTTGCCGAAGGCAAGATCAACCTCGCCACGGATCAACTCGCCGTCGCACTGACCAACGTCGCTCCTGTAGCTACCAATGCGGTTTTGGCTGATCTAACGCAGATCAGTTACACCAACGCCAGCACTCGCAATCTGACGACCAGCAGCAGCACTCAGACCGGCGGAGTGTACAAGCTCACTGTGGCCGACCTGGTGATCACCGCTTCGGGCGGATCTGTCGGACCGTTTCGGTACGTCGCTGTCTACGACGACACGCAAACCAGCCCAGCTAAGCCGCTGATCGGATGGTACGACCGTGGAGACTCGGTCACCCTGCTTGCGGGCGAAACAATTACGCTGGACTTCGATCAAGTCAATGGACTCCTGACCCTCACCTAATTTGGCGCAATAGTTACGCAATCATTCGACGCATCCTTGCGCAATAGGATTTGGCCATGTACCGAAACACTGCCGGAACACTCAAGGTCTTCGCATTCAACCGGACAACCAATGCTCCGGTCACTGGCGGTGCTGCGCAGATCACATGCAAAGTGTCGCTCGATGGTGGAGCCCGAGTCGCTTTGGCCGATACCAATCCGACCGAGATGGAGGACGGTTACTACCTTTTTGATGTGACAGCAGGCGAGACCAATGGCACTACCGCAGACTTCTTTCCCGAGTCCGCAACAGCGAATGTCCAAGTGATACCAGTCGAGCATTCTCGCTACCTGTCGCTTGAGAATGTGATCGCGGCCAAGACCAACACGATCACCGCTGGCAAAGTTTCCTATGCTGGTCCAGTCACCGCTAAGGGCACCGTCGACCAAATCGTCATCGGCGATGATTACCTCACCGCTCATGGTACCGCATTTGTCTGGACGATCTCGGCGATTCCTGGCATGTCGGCCGGTGCTGTCACAGTCCACTTCGGTGGCAAGAACGGGACCAATCCATTCGCTGTCACTGGCACCGCCGCGGACATCGGATCGGGTAAATGGTCGCTCACGTGCGAGATGCCTCGAGCGACCTCGGGCGGCCTGGTTCCCGGCGAGTACCGCTACTCGGTCGCTGTCCACAATGCTGCTGGCGTCGAACTGACTCGGGTGTACTACGATGATCCGTTCGTCGCTGTGGAGAAATTCACGCCATGAATGTGACGTTCAAAGTCCGCGAGGCTTTCTTCGACCGCCCCAAGGTGATTGCCCAGCTGAAAAAAGCGAAACGCAAAGCCCTGTCCAAGGCCGGTGCGTTCGTGCGCAAGCGAGCTCGGTCGTCGATGCGTCGGCGAAAGTCCGCTTCAGCACCTGGCTCTCCACCTTCGGCCCACTCGTCCAACACTCACTCGCTCAAGACGATCCTGTTCGCCTATCAGCCCCAAAGCGAATCGACGATCGTCGGCCCAGTGCAACTGAACCAAGTCAACTTCACCATCGAATCGGTCACGAGCACCGTGGCCGGTCTCCATGAACGGGGCGAGACTGCGATCCTTCGCGAGTACCGATACGCTTCCATCGAGGGAGATGGCGAACCGGCCAACTGGCGACGGGTCGACGGCCGTCGAAGGTATGACGAGCGGCCAGGGTATCGATTCGAGACTCGTCGTCGCCGAGCTCGGTACCCAAAGCGTCCTTTCATGCGTCCTGCGCTCGAGGCCGAAGCCCCCAATTTACCCGAGCTGTTCAAGAACTCGATCGCAGCCGCGAGGTAACACATGGCAAGTAACATCAAGGCCGGTCAAGCTTACGTCGAGATCGCGACCAAACAAGGTTCCTTCGATAAAGGTATGGCCCAAGTGCAAGCCGCGATGGCACGTCTGAAAGGCGTCGCGACGACCATGGGCACCGGAATCGCAAAAGGTTTCACTGGTGCCCAAGGTGCCTTGTCCGGCTTTTCCAAAAGCGTACTCAGCCTCCCTGCTGCGATCGCTGGCTCGGTCGCTGTGACTGGCTTGGTCGCACTGGCAAAGAATTTTGCCGATGCGGGGTCCGCAGTCGACGACATGGCCCAGCGAACTGGCATGAGTGCCGAAGCAGTGTCCTCGCTGGGGTACGCTGCCAAGCTCTCTGGCACCGACATCGGAACGCTCGAAAAAGGTGTCCGCAAAATGCAAATGGGCATCGCCGATGCAGCCGCTGGCGTGCCTGGTGTTGCCGATAAATTCACCGCTCTAGGCTTGAGTGTCGCCGATCTGCAGAAGATGTCGCCCGATGAGCAATTCATCGCGATCGCCGACAAGCTGTCATTGATCCAGGATCCGGCGTTGAAAAGTGCTGCGGCCATGGAGTACTTCGGCAAAGCGGGTGCGGACCTAGTCCCCATGCTTTCCGGAGGTGCCGAGGAAATCCGCAAGCTCCAACAGGATGCAGCGGACCTTGGGCAAACCATGTCCGGCGAGGATGCCGCCGCTGCCGCTAAACTCGGCGATGTGTTCGACAGGCTGTTTGGCGTGATCGGTGGATTGCAAACCCGAATCGGTTCGGCCCTCGCGCCGCTGCTGACCGCAGTCGGCGAACGGGTCATCAGTGTGGTCTCGAGCGTCAGTAAATTCATCGGCGAGAACCAAGAGCTAATCGTCACGATCGCCAAATGGACTGCGGTCGGAGCTGGCCTGCTCGCTGGCCTATTCGCCCTCGGTGGAGCTGCGGCCGTCGCCTCGGTGGCCATGACCGGACTGGCTGCCATCGGTGGAGCGATTGCTACAGTGTTCGGCCTGATCGTCGGACTGATCACCGCCATCGTTTCTCCGATCGGTCTGGTGGTCGTCGGCGTCACCGCAGCCACTGGAGCGTTCTTGTACTTCTCCGGCGTGGGGGGTGAGATGGTCGGCTATCTGGTTTCGAAGTTCAATGAGCTTAAATCGATTGTGCTGCCGGTGTTCGACGCGATCAAGACCGCTCTGATGTCCGGCCAATGGCAAGCCGCTGGCCAAGTCGCTATGACCGGCCTGCAATTGGTCTTCCGGGTCGCAACGCGGGACCTTTACGCAGGGTGGCTTTCGATGACAACAAAGATCCAGAACGCTTGGACGGATCTGTCCTCGACGGTTTCCCAGGGTGCGGTTTCGTTTGTGGCTCATCTGATCAATGTGATGGCCGGAATCCCAACAGGCATCCAAAACGGATTCGGAACGGTCTTCACCTGGCTGCAGGGGACCTTCGACCAGACGGTCAATTTCATCGCAAAAAAGCTGCTTTACCTGTATTCGCTTTTCGACAAGTCGGTCGACTACGAGCGGGCTGCAAAGCAGATGGATACCGAAGCGAACAAGCGAGCCGACGGTCGCCAACAGTCGCTCGACAATGCCAACGCGAAACGCAACGAGGATCTCCAACGAGCCAACCAAGGCCGACTCGGTGTCGCCAACGAGATGAACCGTGGTATCCAGTCCCAGGCCGATGCGACCAAACAAGGCCGAGACGACCGGAACAAGGAACTGCTGACTGGATTCGATTCGCAGATCGCGCAACTCCGAAAGGATCTTGCTGATCAAACCAAGTCGATCCAACAGACTGCCGACGAGCAAGCCAAGACCGCTGAGACTTCCAAATTCGCACAGGAAAAGCCTGCTCCCGAACGGCCCAAGATTCCAACGGTCGAGCAAGTCAAATCGACCACCGCCACTCAGACCGCTGGGACATTCTCCGGCTTTGCTGCTGGCATGATGGGAGGCACTACATCCGCCCTCGATCGCATGGCAGATCAGTCGGCCAAGTCGAACGAGCTGCTCACGCAAATCGCCAAGAACACCGGCGAAAATCAAACATTGGTATTTGGGAGCTAGCCAACAATGAGTGCATGGACGCATCTACCAATCTCAATCGATGAGACCGCCGAGTCTCGAGAGATGGATTTTGATCTAAAGGGAGGCAAACGCACTCAGAACCGCATCGCGATTGTCACTGGGTACACCGAGGCCGAAGACGCGGCCCAGGCTGCTGTCGACCTACCGAGTACTCCTTTCCCGCTGGTGATCGCTGCGACGATGGGAAAGCCCGAGATGGTGATGGTCGCCGCCAAAGCCAAGCCGCTTACGCCCCAGGCATGGGAAATCGTATTCTCGTATGAGTCCCGAGCCTATGACGGAACAGATCCGCTCACGTGGACTTTCTCGGGCACAACGCTCGGCAAGACTCAGCTAGTCACTCAGTCTTATGCGACGACTATCTACGGCGGATCTGCTGCCAATTATGGATCGGCAATCAATGTCGACCAGAACGGGGTCAAGGGTGTCGAGATCGGGATTCCAGGGCTTGAATTTCAGATTGAAAAGACATTGGCTAAGGGTGTACTGACGCTCGCTTATGTCATGACGCTAGTCAATCTCACGTACAAAACCAACGTTGCTGCTTTCCGCAACTTCGCCGCTGGGGAACTGTTGTTTCTCGGCGCTGAGTTCCGCAACGGATCGACCGGAGAAGTCACCGTTGTTTTCAAATTTTCCGCTTCGCCAAATCGAACTGGGCTGTCGTTTGGTACAATCACCGGCGTTGCCAAGAAGGGGCACGAGTACCTATGGATCGATTATGAAGCTTGGGAGTCGGGTGGCTATGTCATCCGGCGACCTCGCGGAGTGTACGTCGAGCGAGTGTACGAAGAGGGCAACTTTACCTCGTTAGGAATCTAACCCCTTCACCATGACATTTCCAGGCGACAAATTCAAACCATCGGCGAGCCGTGAAAGAGAGATCACGAAGCTCATCGAGGCTGCGCGTGGCAATGCTGCTTCGTTTGGGGTGCCTGGCCTTGATGGCCTCGGGCCTGGACATGTCATCGCCAAGAATGAAACCGGTGCGGATCTGGCAATCGGCAAGGCTGCACTCATCCCCACCGGAAGCACTCCCGGGATTTCGAGCCAAGAGGCAACCCCACGCGTCGATCCAGAGTACCGAAAGGGGTTCTACACATTAAAGGCTTTGACCCCGCTGGTCAGTGGTGCAAACCCTTTCTTCGAATCGCTCGCAGTTACGATCGAACCGATCAAGGATGGACGGTTCGGGCGTGTTGCGATCGCAGGCTTGGCGGTGGCCAACTACACATCTCCGAGTGGATTCGTGACGCCAATTGCTGGGAATGTCAGTGGTGGTTTTTTTGGTCTCGCTCGAATCGTGACGACGACAAGCGGTCGCGATGGTAGTGCTGGATTTTCAATCTGGGATCTGTCCTGCAGATCGATGCAGGCGGCCTATACACTGACCACCAACTGGGCTGCTGGCTCCGCGACGGCGACAATCGCAGGCTACTCGACGCAGATCCTAGATTCGTTCAACATTGCCACTTGGCAGGTCAATGGCGATCAAGGCATGGCGGTCTATAGCTCCGGTTTCTGGCGAGTGATCACTCCTTGGTGTGTGGGGAGCTAGCCAATGACATCGACGACCATCGAGGGATTAACCTGTGCTTGGTGCGACGCAAACGGCTCGCAAAAGAAGTGCTACCGCTGCCGCGACGCATGCCGACAACCACGGCTGAACGACCGTCTCTACAGCATGCAGGTGACTGGGAACAATGGACTGCTTCCCTTTGCCGTGGTGTACGACGCCAGCTTTGCAACCGTCAACGGATGCTGTTCGAGCATTACCGCTTTCCCCAGAGCTGCTCCGAACGATCTGAGTGACATCAATGGTCTTTACCGATGGCGACGCTACCAGCGGAATTTCACATCCGTTCAGAAACACTGGGCGATTTGCACGAATCCCAGCCTTCCGGGTCCATGCAAGATTATCGGCCCAATCGAGACATGCCGAAGCAATGTTCAAGAGGCTTTCGGATGTGCGCAAGGTTGGCGTCTCCGCGCGGGGATCACGACAGCGAGACTCTACATCAGCCGCACTCTGCCTCGCTACGGATGCAATGAGAACATCATCGAGGGCGAAGACACCGACATCGTTTTAGACGAAGAATGCCGATACCGTCTGGCACTTGTGATCGATGGACAAATCGGTGTGACCTGGGGGACTCAGTACACCCAAGGTTCACAAACTACCGTTGTTAATTCCGCGCCTTTCTGCGACTTCCCGTTGAGTACCACTTGCGCATCCGGGAGCAGCGAATTCTGGCCGGTCGGATCACCGCCGCCATTCAACCCATCGCTGTTGTCCGTCACTCTGCACCCGTTTCGTCTCGTGTTGCGTCGCGCAGTCAATACCCTCCAATTTCCGATGGTGTTCAACGCAGCCAACGCGGTGGGCCTGAGCTGCGGCCCGCAGTGTGCAGCCAGCATCTCGGCGATCACTCCTACCTTTGCCGATCCTCCTGCTTTTGTTTGCAATGCCTTCGATGAATTACCGACTGAATCAGAAGGTCTTGAGGATGCCGAAAAAAGTCCTTGCACGCAGACAAACTGCGACGATCCATTTTGCGATCCTCCGAATTTCGTCAATTTATTTTCTGGATTTCGACAGGCACTGTCCGGATCAACAGACTCAGGAATAGTCACGCCTGGCGCTCTGCCCCCGACTGCATTCCCGACCGAATGGACCGTGGAGCTTTACTGATGCGAGACATGTTCGGTCATCCAATCCGAGAAGGTTCCTTCATCGCACAGACCGTCGATGGCATCAGTGGGGTCACTCACGAATTTGGCGAGGATCTGTACCTGGAGCCCGAGCAACGGGACCTCGGTTGGCCAGCACTCCATCTGTATTCGTTTCGCCATGCCACCGACTGGGACCCGGCGAAAGCCAAGGAATGGTTCTCGGAGTGGCTCCGGTGGAGTCTTCCTCCGGGGTGCTCTTGTGCAGTCCACATCCAGGCGACCTTGGAAACGTTTCCACTGACGGACGAAGTACTCGTGGGTCCCGATTCGTTTTTCTATTGGGGGGTGGAACTGCACAACGCCATCAACGAGAGGATCGATGTCGATCACTCCCACCCCCAACTGCCACTTGCCCGCGCTCGCGAGATCTGGTCGAGGATTGCTGCGGCCGGGCAAGTGGCTTGGTTTCGCCCTGTAAATGATACCATCAAGGGCGGTCGGCGTCTTGTGATCACTGTCGCGACTGGCAAAGCTCGTGAGTGGCTGCGATACACAGAGGGCCCAATGCGAGCTTACGCCGAGGCCTGCGGTGCGGATTTCGTAGTTCTCAAGAATACCACCCAAGGCTGGTGGGGCCTCGAGAAGTTCCGGGTTCATGCGTTCGCAAAAGCCTACGATCAAACACTGTTCCTCGATGCCGATGTGCTGGTTACCAAATCAGCAGACGAATCGGTTTTCCAGACACAAGCGAGCGTTTCGATTCACGACGAATTTGATTATCTGCCTGCGAAGTCTTGGGTGGAGGCTTCGGTTTTGTCTGTGTCCGATTGCATCGGCTACCGTCCAAGTTCTAGGCTTTTCATTCAATCCCTGAATTCGGGAGTGGTTCATTGCAAGCAGCACGGTGCTGATGTGTGGAAGCCTCCGACGCTGCCGATTCCCACTGGCCATGTCTCCGAGCAAACCTTGGTAGGGATCAACTTCCACCGAATGCAAGTCGCGAAGCGAATGCTGTCGCCGCAAAAGAACTGTCAGGTCTGGAACCGAGAATTCAACCGCATTTTGCCCGACGCCCATTTCGTCCATGCTTCCGGCGAGCCAAAGAAAACCGAATTGCTCCGATCGCTCGTCGAGCAGCTCCGCTTGGTAGGAAACCCTGCGCTCACACTCACCTCAAAGGATTGACGCCCATGCGTTGCCCACGATTGCTAGGCCTGATGACTCGCGCCAAGATCATGCTCGCGTTGTCCCCCAACGTGATCCGCATCATGCTGCCTGACGACAGCGAGATCGATCTGGTGCTGATCGACTGCTTTACCCCACCCATGTCGCGAAAGATCGAGCATAAACGCATGGGCACCGACGAGAAGCACGACAAGGAAGAACCAAATCCTGCAGGAGTCGCCGCCTACAAAGCCACAGTTCAGATTCTCGAGCAGTGCCCCCTGTGGACTCGAGTGCTAATTCCCACCCCGCAGCATGACCGAGAGTGGTTCCGCAACCTTCGGCCCAAATCCAAACAACCAGGCCACCTGTGGATCAGTGAACACCAGACCCTCTCCGAAAGGCTGGTCCAGCTCGGAGTGGCAACCAAAGAGCAACCAAAAGACGGAGCGTCGCTATTTGATGGGACTTCGATTCGCACTAGCCAGGAGGACTCAGGACTATGGTCGTATTCGCCCAACTGAATGCCGAGATGACGCATCTCATGCCCCACAATTCCAGTCCGCATGGACGATACCGCAGGCAGGCTAGAGGCACGGCGCCCACATGCTCATGCTGTGGGGCCAAGTACAAAGCCGCCTCCACTCGAGAGCGAATCACTTGGTACTACCGCCAGTGTGCTTGTGCCCCTAAGCATGGTATTCCACGCCAAAGGCCGAAACGATACTGATGGCACGCAAGCGACCGCCAGCCGCAGCAGCTCCCGAGGATCCCGAGGACGACGACAACGAGTCTGGCTCGGAGCGTCCCAAGGACTCTTATGCCAAGCACCGCAAGCGCCAGGCGTCCAAAGCCAAAGAGGAATCGACCGAGGCCCGAGACATCGGGCCGATACCGGCGATCGTCAATCCCAAGCGACGAGAGTCCTGTCGGCTCAACCTCAAAAAGTACCTTCTGACGTACTTCAAAGAGTCCTTCCCGCTGCCGTTCAGTGAGGACCACGAGCGGATCCTGAAGGACATCGAAGAGCGAGCGATCAACGGTGGTTTGAAGTGCATCGCCATGCCTCGCGGGAGTGGCAAGACAACCATCCTCCTGCGAGCCATGCTCTGGGTGCTGACTTATGGACACCAACGATTCGGGGTGCTTGTCGAAGCCGACGAGGGTGCTGCCGAGGAATCGCTCGATGTGATCAAGATCGAGTGGGAAACCAACCCGCTGCTTCTCGAGGACTTCCCCGAGATCGCTTTCCCAATCCGATGCCTCGAGGGAATTACCCAACGAGGCAACGCGCAGACCACACAAGGCAAGCGGACGCTGATCGGATGGCGTCGCAAGGAGCTCGTGTTCCCAACGATCGAGGGATCGCAGGCATCCGGGGCAATCATTCGCTGCACTGGGATCCTTGGTAGAGTCCGAGGGATGCAGAAGGTACTCGCAGACGGTAAAACGATCCGCCCCGGTTTCGTGCTCGTCAATGACCCGCAGACCGACACTTCGGCATTGTCCGACGCAGAATGTGCCAAACGGGAAAAGGTGATCGGTGGGGCAATCCTGGGCCTTGGTGGCCCCGGGAAACGGATCGCAGGCTTTGCGGCCGTTACCGTCATCCGCGAGGGCGACGCAGCCGACCGGATGCTCAATCAGAAGCTCATGCCGAAATGGCACGGCGATCGATGCCGGCTGGTCTATGAGTGGCCGACCAACACCGAGCTCTGGAACAAGTACTTTGATCTCCGCTCCGAAGAGATCGCCGAAGGAAACGACGAGCACCCGAAAGCTAACAAATGTTATAAGGCCAACCGCGAAGCGATGGACGCAGGGTCTAAAGCAGGCTGGGATTATCGAAAGTTCCCGCACGAGGTCTCCGCAATCCAACATGCGATGAATCTTCGGTTCGACAATCCAGACACCTTTGACGCCGAGTATCAAAACGAGCCCAAGAAATCGATTGTCGCGGTTGATGGGCTCCGCTGCCTGACCTCTGACGAGTTCTGCTTACGGATACTCCCGACCCACCGACGCGGAGAAATTCCCGACTGGGTCGAGCACATTACCTTGGGGGTCGACGTCCAAGGATCCTCGCTCTGGTGGACAGTCGCTGGCGTCGGTGCCGATTTCTCCGGCCTGGTGGTCGACTATGGGATCTGGCCCGAGCCCGGGATCGACTACGTTACCCTCGCGGACATCGATAGGACGATCATACGAGCGACCGGAATCCGATCCTCGACCGAGTCGCTATTGGTCGCGCTGGGCAAGCTCCGAGACGAGCGACTCGCTGTCACGTACACTCGCGACGACGGGACGCAGTTCCGGCCCGAGATCATGGTGGTCGATGCAGGCTTCCAGGCCGAGACCGTGTACAAATTCAGCCAGCAGCATCAGCATGTGATTCCGAGCCATGGAAAGGGAGTCACCGCTAGGCAACGCCCATGGAACATGGAGAAGAAGAAATCCGGGGAACGCATGGGGTTTGGCTGGCGCATGCCACCGACTAAAGGAACCCGGGCCCCGCGGTACTGCTTGATCGACACGAACACCTGGAAGACGGCGATGATGCACCGGTGGACCACCGACGCCGGTGAGCCTGGAGCATGGTGGCTCTACAGAGCTGCTCCGCTGCGTCACCGGATGGCCGGGGACAACCTTTCTGCAGAATACCCTACCAAGACCCAAGGACAAGGCAGAGAGCTTTTTGAGTGGGCTTTGCGTCCAGGACGGGACAATCACATCCTGGACTCTACGATCCTGGCCGCGGTGGGTGCATCGATCCTGGGGGTGAAAGTTCCCGGTGAGTCCGATCGAGTGGTACGCCGACGCAAGATCAGCATGAGCGACCGATCCGGACAGGATCGACCCGAGCAGGATCAATCCCGAGAGCCCTCCCCGGTCGAGCAACGCGTCGAAGCCGTCGAGAAGATCGCCAAGCGGCCCAACGATGGCAAGATGACCCTAGCCGAGCTCCGGGCCCTCAGGCGGAAGAGTGGGTGATGCTTTCAGGTCGAAAATGTCGTAGCCGAACACGAAGACCGACGCCTCTCTAATCTTTCGCTCTGCCTCACGTGAGGCCTTTTCCAAGGCTGCTATCTCACTTTCGGACATCTTGCTCCCTTGAATTACAAGGTTATGTTGATGGCCCCGCAGTTCGAATGCCTCTTGCGCGCAGATCTCGAAAAAGGTGGCAATGACCGAGTGCGTGGTGTCGGGATCCCTGTGCTTCCAAGCCAACAGCCGCTGTTTTGCTACCACGGCTCTATACTCGGCATCTGTGTAATCGTTAGTCGGATGCCGCATGGTTTCCCCCTGTTTGCTTCGGTGCCTTAGCTGGATAGTGCTTTGCCAGAAACTCTTGAAACTCTGGGGATTTAACCAAGTCTTCCATGGCTTGTGCTGCCCTCTTCATCGCACCGGCCCAAAAAGAAAAAGCTTCGGAAATCTGCTTCGGATCAATCGTCTTTGGCTCACGCTTACCCACGATTTCCCCCTATTGCCTTGTCGATCAGATTGTCCAGCCTTTCGAGACTCGGACAATCTTTGCCGGGCTTTACTGCGTCTTGAGGGTTTTGAACAACGCACAACTTCGAATCGCTATGATGCTGTGCTCGCAACCATCGGTATCGCTCCGCGTCGATTTGGTCTGCGTGACATGCGTACCAATCGGCCACAGTCTTGCAGTCCCAGATGTACGCATCCTGATAGCTTACGTGAGGGCCATAGA